TGTTGCTCTTTGACGCGAGCTTGCAGTTCAACATTAGGCATGATGATCTCCATGAAGTATCACACCCCCGTTCCATGGTGTGAGTGTTATGCGTCCTGTTGGAACGTTTCTTCTAGAACACACTTGAACAAGAGTCCTTTGAGATAAACCAAAGCCTCCTGTTCCCAGGGTTCACCGCCAGCCCAATGTTGATGGTGAAAGTCAACTGACTTGTATATCAACTTCAAGGCATCGGGTGTTAGTTCTATTTGATAAACATGTTCCATAAGGATGAACGTACGTTACTTAGAATTTGTACTTAACGCCGGTCTTAGCACCAACGCCAAGACCTTCGATCTCCAAGCCTTCAGACGTGATGGCAGAGACTTCACCGTAAACGGAGAGCTTCTTAGTCACATCGACACCAAGACCGACTTTGCCAGAAGCAGCGCCGACTTGCTCAGCGTCATCCGGGAAGGAGATGGCTGGACCGCCTTGGATATACCAGCTAGCGCTGTCACCCAGAGCGTTCTCGTAGCCCACGTGAGTCTCCAGCAGAGCACCTTGGTAGTCCTCACCGGACCAACCTTGGTTAGCTTCTACGTTCAAGTAGGCACCAGCCAAAGCAGGTGCAGCAAAAGAAGACACCGCGAGGGTGGAAAGAGCAATGTTTTTGATCATTAAAGTTAAGTGTTTGTATTAGCCGATTGCAGGTGCAGTCAGTGCGACAGGTGCGCTTTCAGCTGCAGCCAGATCGAGTGGGAAATTGTGAGCATTACGCTCGTGCATGACTTCCATACCGAGACCAGCACGGTTCAGGATGTCAGCCCAGGTGTTGATGACTCTGCCATCAGCAGCCTGGATAGATTGGTTAAAGTTAAAGCCGTTCAGATTAAACGCCATAGTTGATACGCCAAGAGCAGTAAACCAAATACCCACAACAGGCCAAGCAGCCAAGAAGAAATGAAGGCTGCGAGAATTATTAAAGCTAGCGTATTGGAAGATAAGGCGCCCGAAGTATCCATGAGCAGCGACGATGTTATAAGTCTCTTCTTCTTGACCAAACTTGTAACCATAGTTTTGAGATTCAGACTCAGTTGTTTCACGAACTAGCGAACTGGTGACAAGAGAACCGTGCATAGCAGAGAACAAAGAACCACCAAAGACACCAGCTACTCCAAGCATGTGGAATGGATGCATCAGGATGTTGTGCTCTGCTTGGAAGACAAGCATGTAGTTAAAGGTACCGGAGATACCCAGTGGCATACCGTCAGAGAAAGATCCTTGACCAAACGGATACACCAGGAACACAGCAGTAGCTGCTGCGACAGGTGCGGAGTAGGCGACAAAGATCCAAGGGCGCATCCCTAGTCGATAACTAAGTTCCCATTCGCGTCCCATGTAAGCGAAGACACCGATGAGAAAGTGGAAGACAACAAGTTGGTATGGTCCTCCGTTGTACAGCCATTCGTCGAGGGAGGCTGCTTCCCAGATGGAGTAGAGATGTAGTCCGATTGCGTTGCTGGAGGGTACGACTGCTCCAGAGATGATGTTGTTTCCATAGAGAAGCGATCCAGCAACCGGTTCACGGATGCCGTCAATATCAACAGGTGGTGCTGCAATGAATGCAACGATAAAGCAAGTGGTTGCTGCCAGTAGACAAGGAATCATGAGGACACCGAAGTGTCCTACATAAAGCCGGTTCTCAGTGCTGCTAACCCACTCACAATAGCGGTCCCAAATAGACTTGGGCCGTTGTAGTGCGATAGTAGCTGCCATTTGTTAGTTAGTTAGTTTACTTTTTACGTGCCGTCTTTGCAGCACGCTTGAAATTTGCTTTGGTAGGAGCGCCTTTGCTCCCAGGTTTACGCATCTTCTCGCCGCTACCAGCAGCGATACGCTTGCGCTTAGCGTGGATGTTTGCGTACAATCCTTGTTTGTTAGACATTTAACATTTCCATTTACGAAGTGCCAGGGCTTTTCGTGTAGGCCGTCCCTTCTCATCTTTCATAGGTCCTTTGTTACCAGACATACGAGCACAGAAAGAACGTTTACGAGGACCACCTCCAGGCTGAGGAGCCTTAAGGTTTGATCCAGTCTCACGATTGTATTTTGCACGTCCAGCAGCCGTCAAGCCACCGGAGCGTGATTTGTGTTTGCCAATCTTTAGACTGACACTTTTATTTTTTGTAGCCTTTGCCACCTTTCTTGCCTCCGCAAGATCCTTTACCTTTGTGAGCCATTACCAGATACCAGGAATAATTTGACCAGTGAAGGCATACGCACCAAGCGCAGCCATCACGCCGAGCATGGCAAGCCTGCCATTGAGACGCTCGGCGCGTTCGTTGTGGGGGATAGAGTTTTCGTCGATGTACATACGTGGTTCAGTGGGCCAGATTTGAGTGTCGTTCATTAGAAAGAAAGGTCAGATCGATCCAGTTTATTAAGCACATCTTGCCGATACGCTGGATCATTGTCGTACCGGGGATCGTTCATTGCTTGGATAAGTTCAGCTTGACTGCGGAATGCAGCTTCAGCTTGTGCAGGTTTACCCTGCAGCATGTTACCGTCTTGGCCCATAGCATCTGTGTATCGATAGTAAAGTGCTTGTAGTGCTAGGTTAATTTGCTGTACATTACCAGTTTCAATTACCTGATCATATGCAGCAATCTCACCTTCACTAAAGTTTTCACCAGCCCAGCTGATCAAAGCTGAGTACTGGTCTTTCCCACCAACAGCATCATAGACTGCAGACAGTTCTCCATCACTCAAGTCTCGCCCTTGTGGAGCTTGATCTTTCATAGCGTTGAACACATCTACACCATTCATCTCAGACAATTGCTGAGTCAACCTTTCGGAGAGTTCTCCGCTTTCGTTGATGGCTTCGTATGCTTCTGCCAGCCAATCGACTTCATCAGTTTCTTCAGGCTCTGCTTGCACATCTTCTTCTTGACTTCCTAATTTTTTTTGCAGCTCAAGGTATGCAGCTTCTAGCTCTTCAGTATTTTTATACTTACCAGCCAGTCGTTGCTCATGAGCTTCCATAATCTCCTCACCAACGCGAAGAGAATCGGCTTCATCAGATGCCTGGGATTCCATGACCTCTGTAGGCACACTGTTATCCGATGTAAATACTTCTGCCATTATTCAATAGGTGGTTGTTGTTCTTGCTCTTGCATTAACTGTTCAGCAAGTGCAGGGTTTTTAGATGGATCATTCATAGGCGTAGACTCAAGAGCCGCTGCCTGTTTAGTCATCTCCATCTGTTGCTGTTGTTCAGCTGCTTGTTGTTGTTCTTGTTGACGTTGATCCATCGACTTAACAAGGTTGAGTACATCAATACCTTGTGCAGCAGCCAGACGTTTGATAAACTCATCTGGATTTAGGTGCTGCATCATGCCTTCAGGTCCAATAGTCTGAGCAACAGTCATGATAAATTGAGTCAGCGACTCACGATCTTGGCCGCGACCAAGTGCGTTGATACCAGCAACAATAGTAGGCTTGACTAGATCTTTAGGGTACCTAGGCAACTCACCACTGCGTTGCATAGTGAGCAACTTACGGTTAAGGTATGGTACAAGGAACTCAACAGTCAACAGACTAAACAGTCCGCCAAGTTGTTGTTCAAGTTCCAGTTGTGTAAGCCGCACTTCTTCAGCTGTAGTCCGTTCTGATTGACGAACAGTTAGCACAAGAAATGCTTCAAGAATCCTACGCTCAAGTGTTTGCATTTGCTGCAAAGCAGTAGCAAAGTCACCAGTCTTACCCACTTGCACAACTGCCACATCATCAGGTCGGCCCTGAATAATAGCACCGTTGCCAGCTTTAGCTAGAGTCTGTGGTTTAGTGGTCGATGATGGTGACACTAGGAAGACTACTTTAGCAGCTGCTGCAGAGCCTTCTGTGATAGCCTGAGAGAGTGCATTGAGTGACTTGAGATCACCGATAAATTCCTCTACCCTACCACGTCCGTAGTTCTCACCGTCTACGGAATTGAATCTCAGTACCAACCAAGGTGATGCATCCTTAGGAGCCTTACCTTGTGTACCAGGGATTACTTTATCGTAAACTTCTTGATGCCATACCCAGCGATTGTTTTGAAGTTTACAGTGTGTGAAAACTTCGCACTCATTCTCTGTATTGTAAGCATCCTCATTTACTTTAAGTGGATCCTTTACTATATCAACTGGTAAAAGTTGTTTGTTGATAAGTTCTTTAGTAACGATCTCAATTACATGACCGTTGCCATCTCGTTCTACAACGTAGCGGTTCAATGGGTAGTGCTTAATCCCATCTTTACCCATAAACAACAGAGCATTGCCACCAACAACTAAGTGTTTGATAGCTTGGTGAACGGTAACACGATCACTGGAAGCAGCGATAGATTCCATCACCATACGCTCAAGTTTGGCAAAACTAAGATCAAGTTCAGAGCGAATCTCAGCAGGCAGTTCAGTGCCAAGCTTGTCATCTGCAATCTGTAACTTGAAGAACGTAGTCTGAGGCGGCAGCAGAGCCAGCATCAATTTAGATGCAAGGGTAACTACCGCTTTAGATCCAACGCTTTGCCAAGGTTGTGTAAGGGATTTATGGGAGGTCCGGGTTTGATCACGTTGAATCAAATACGGAAGAGTAAGCTCAGAGCATTGAACAGCCATGTCAAGAAATGATGTACGGCCACTACTTAGTGCATCGTACCTTGACTTAGCTGACATTAGTATCCTCCAATATTCAGGCTGCCACCAGAACCGAGACCACCAACGGCTTGGTTGATCTTACGTGGTTTAATGCGGAGGCTAGCAAGTGTTGTTTTTTTCCTTTTACCACCAGGACGCTTTACACCTTCACCGGCTTGAGAGATAGTGGTTTGATTTTGAATAGGTGCCTTAGGTGTTGACGGCTGTGCCATCGGCTGAGGTGCTGGTGCGCCACCTCCTCTACCAGGAGGGTTACGCATTGCCTCGTTAAACCTCCTATTAGCTGCATCCCAGTTAGCAGTGTTAGCAATAGAGCCTGCAGTTCCACCGTCGTATCCAACAGAAAGCAGCTGCTGAAACATGCGGTCTCGATTAGCTCTGCGTCGTGCGTTAGCCATAATTAATCTTCAGTAATACGTTGTTTAATCCAATGGATGATTGATTGTTGACCAGCTGTAAACATGATGTGTTGGATCTTGTCTTCTGGTCCTGTAAAGGGTGGCGGAAATTTTTCTTCTAATTCTCCAAGCAAACCCTCAGGAGTTAGTCCAAGGTTAAGCATACTGTGGAAGGTTTTGATTAGCGTGTTCGAAGAAGGCAGGCATTCTGGCTCTCTGTGTGTCAGAAAGTTGTGGTGCTTTACCCTCATACATCAGCCGATCACTAGAATCGAGCCAAAATTTTTTGTCCAAATATTTATCGGCATTCTTTCCTAACGGTTGCATAACCCAGGCAATAGTCGCCTTACGGAGTTTATCCAAAGACGGCGAAGCTTCCAGCCCAAGCTCTCTACAAACCAAGCTATTTGTTGCGACGTGAACTTGTTCGTCTCTACTGATGTCAGCGCTGACAGTTCGCATTCCCGCGTCACCAGCAAACCGCATGAAGGGTAGTAGGACGAAAAAAATTGCACGTTCAGCAACCATGGCTTTGAGGATAGTGTGATCAGGATGTTCTGTCCACGCATCACGGAGTGCGAGGGCTTCCCTTTCAGCTTTCGGATCAACACCCCAAGCATCGGCGACATAACCCAGAGCCCTGTCGTGCTTAATCTCGTCTTGGACATTGCTCTCCAGTATTTCACGTGCGAGAAGTGGAACTTCAGAGGCGAGCGCATCACGAATAAAATCTCCCACAGGTAGTTCCATATGTCGCAAGGCAAGTGCACGGCGCAGAGTCTCCTCCGCACCCTCTTTGCACTTCCCTTTGGTAGTAGCCACAGGAGTCCATGTCCGCTTGCGTTCTAGTAATTTTTGATAAGGATGTTTTCTCATTCTTGACAATCACAGGTAGGTTCTTTTTCATTTAGTAAATCTGCAAGGTAGTCATCAACGTCTTGTTGGTCAAGAGCGGCATACGCATCAGATTTATCTTGTGTATCTCCCATCACTTGGAGGGAGTAATACAAGGAAGTCTGGGGACTCTTTAGCCACTCTTCGATAAAGGCGTTGTCATAAGTAACAACATCACTCCAGCTGTTGAAGCTATACCCGTGAAGAAGCCCAGTGCGATCTAGCATCGTCATGATTCCATCAGCCACACGCTTGTAAGCGTCCCAGCCGACTTCTGACGCAACTTCTACATCGCCATAGAAATATGATTGGACACCAAAGGTGCCACTATCCCGGTCAACGACACGGGAAATAGGTGGAGCAATCTCAGGAGTGCAGGTGTAACCATCTACATCCTTACTGCGGTAGCTACAGCTAGCAGTAGGAGCGATTGCGAAAGCTCGTTCCATCGTGTAACTACGTGCAATGCTTGCTGCCGAGTCGATGCCACTTGCGAGCTGTGATACCAGCTCAAAGGCTGGCGTTTGTACGATCTCTCCATTGTTGTATTGGTCAAGTGCACGTCCGAATTGTTCATAAGTAACACCTACTCGCCTAAGGAGATTTGCAAGTCCGAGCATTCCAAGGCCGACTTGTCGGTCTGTTTCGGGTGGGAGGTATTCACCACTCGCACCAACTCCAGTCGTTGCATGCAATGCACACAGTTCAGACATACCTTCGACGAAAGCTCTTGGAATGTCATCGAACTCGCAGGCTCCAAGATTAACATGCTGTAGGAGGCAGGTTCCTCGGCTAGGCAAGTACACTTCGAGACAAACGTTGCCTCGTACACGGTTCCCATCTTTGTCATACTTTACTTTGTTGAGCCAAATGTCACCGGACTTAATACCAGTGAGTAGTTCCTCTTTAAAAGTACACGCCTCCCACCATTCATCTGTAATGTTGATGCATCGCTTAGCCCAAGGAAGTTCATGACGTGGAGCTTGTATAAACTCAAGAGCATCAGGGTGGCACAGGTCCAAATGCAGGACCACAGCACCGTTTTTGTAAACACCCCCACGTCTGAGTACAGAGTTAAGGGTTGAATAGATTTGGCCAAATGAAACCGGGCCGCTAGCGACAAGTCCTTTTCCATTCTCTGTTCCTTTAGGTCGAAGTTCGGACAGGTGAATAGCTACGCCAGCTCCATTGCGGAGAGCATGTGATGCAAACCGCCAACTGGCTTCAATACCTTCTGGACCTTCGCAAGAATCGTCCACTTTAAAAATTGTACAGCTGACCGGCAGCCGTGATGTTGGATCGTCAATCCAGCTTTGGACGCGACCAGTACGTGAAATAAGATTGGACATTAGACGAGATCAGACAAATCAGGTGGTTGATAGTTAGGTCCTTTGAGGACTTTTCCGTCCTCTCGGTAGATCGGTTTGCCGTCTTCACC